CTCCAAGGGCGCGGCGGGTCATGCCGGCATCCGCGTGCTTGCATCAGGAACCGATGCCGTGGCCATGTGAGCGGATCGCGCTTCGACGGCTTGGCGATCGAACACATACAGGCTCTGGCTGAAGCCAACGATCGGCAGGCTCTCCGCAGTCATCTGCATGTCGGCCAGCTTGAACGACGAGACCTTGCGCTTTTGAGCCCATGCGTTCCAGGCTCTGACGACAGCGCCGAAGTAAGCGGTGCGGTCGATCTCTTCGGTGTACATCCCGCGCTTTCGGGCGAAGACCCACTCGCGGAGCGTCAGGCGCGGATCTCCTTTCATCAGGCCAATGCCGTTCTGGATCCCGGTGACGAAGGATTCAATCTCTGCATCATGCTTCCTCGACTCATCGGCAAGGAACACCACCATGCCGAACTGCGTGGGCGCCATCTGCTTGCTCACGCGTTTTGCCAGGGCGGATGCCTCAACGATGTAGGGATGCTCCTCGACGAAGTTCGTGATCAGCTGGCGATCAAGCCCGTTCTTGGGGTTGAGCCCATTGACGTACGCGATGGATGACCGCGCGATCGCCGCACACATGTTGGGGTGCTTCACCTTCTTGCATTGGAGGACGTGAGCGGACTTTCGGGCTACACCATTGTCGATGGTGTCAAACGCGGCTTTCTCGATGCCGCGCGTGACGTACATCTCGACAGGCTTGCCATAAGCCACGATCGCGCTCAGCCGATGCTGGCCATCAAGCAGGGTGCCATCCGTTGCTATGATGATCGGCTGACCGTTGCAGAACCAACGACCTTCCTGCATGGCCACTGCGTACTGGTTGACCGTAGATCTGCGCAGATCTCGGTTCATGTCGTTGTGGGCCAGCCACTCTGTGGCCATGGCCGGCGTAACGAATTGCTTCACTGACATTGTCATTTGGGTTGCCTCTTCTTTCTGACGGCCTTCTGCACATACGGGGGCACGCGGTCTGGATAAGCCTCCGCGTACGCGCGCTCCCACTCGTCGGGCATCTTGTCCTTGGTCTCCTTACTCATCAGGAAGCTCCTTCATGCGCTTGGTGACAGCGAAGTGCAGCAGCTTGGCACGGTTCAGATCGATGCGCTTGAGCTCTTCGGTGCGATCGATCACGTCGGGCTGGGCCCAGAACGCCTTCACGTCACCCTTGGTCATCAGGTTGGCCAGATGCGCCTGGGCCGTGTCAGCCCACCCGATCAGCCAATGGGGCCCATCGCCCTCAGGGATTTCCTGTGACGCCTGTTCCGGCGCCACGTCGATGATCTCCCCGGTGACCTTGTTGAAGCCTTCTTGGCCCTTGGGGTTGTCGGTCAGGCGCTTGGTCAGCGTCTTGTTGGTGGGCTCCTGGGGAGGATCGAACGCTTGCTGCATCATCTCTTCAGCCGGCGTAGTCTCGAGCCCCGCGTTCATCATGACGATGACATGCGCGAACGCCGATCGGCAGGCGCGGCTGATGGCCCGCGTCTGGGCCATGGCGCGGATGGCGTAGTCCGACCGCTTGGGCAGCTGCTTGGTGCCCCACTTGGTCGTGACCTCGCCCCCGAACCACGTAGGCTCGTCCTCACCAACAAACCCTTCTGCTTCGGCAATGACGATGCCATCAGCCATGCGGCGGATCTGGCCGATCGCCCGGTAGCCGCCCTCGACCCGCTCCACGTTGCAGGCCGAAGCCGTGCAACCATGAGCGACCGCGATGGCTTGCCAGCCCTCGACCTGTACGTACCGGCGGTTCTGGATGGTCATGGCACTGGCCACAACGATACCTTTGCAGATCGAGGCCGCGTCTGTGGAGTGACGGTAGTGCGCCACATTGGCGGGCAGGTTCTCGCTCATTCTTCAATCTCCCAGCTGTAGGTGGCCTCGTAGGCCTCCAGTTCCTGCGCCGGCAGGAGGATCCCAAGCCGGCGATCGATCTTGTCTCTGGCCCATTGGCTCATGCCCATGAACTCCGCGTCTTCCGCGCCGTTCCCAGGCCCTAACCAGACGCCGGTCTTCAGGCACTTGGCGAATTCCCGGATGGCCCACTGCATTTGGCTCGCGCCTCGGGCGATGTCCTCGGCTGGTATGGTGACCACCCGCACCGCATAAGGCGGAAGTTTCTCAGCGAACACGAGCGTGAACGATTCCACGTCGATGTTCATGACCGCTTTGACCCCCGCACACGCCACAGCAGCCTGTACGTGATATCCAAAGGCCGTGATGCTCTTCTGGATGCTGTCGTCATCGACGGACCCCGTGGTCTTGAGATCCGCGATGTCGGTGCAGTCCCCAGGGATCACGTCGGGTCTGGCCTTGATCCACACACCAGTGTCTTCATCCTTCCAGATCAGGCTGCGCTCGATCATGCCGTCCAGAAGGCCGGCCTTGATCATGGGATGCGCTCCCAGCGATTGGGCCATGCCTCTGATGTGGAAGATGTCCTCAGGGGTTAAGACCGTCAGGCCCCGCTCGATCTGGTCCGCGCGCCATTGCTGGGCCGCTTTGGACCTGAAATCCGGATATTCGTCCGGACGGATTGCATACTCACTTTCGAACCCGTCGAGGCCCTCGATGAGCAGTTTGTGCGCCGCTCTCCCGAACGCGAACGCAGGGTTGTCGTTGGAGACGCGGTTGGGGTTCAGATAGCTGCCCGCGTAGTAGTGGGCTGGGCTTCTTTCCCACATGGTCCTCATGCCGCCTGACGAGAGGCTGGGCCCGACGCACAGGTTCCCATGGTAGTTCGGCATGGGGATGCCTTCATACATCCCCGCCGTGTCGATCTTGGTTCCGTCCCAGAGGATCATCGATTGCCTCGCACGAGCTTGAAGACGAAGTACGCGAACGCGCACGATGCGGAAAACATGCTCAGGCCCACGCTGATCAAAAACATGATCACAACGATGGGCTCGGCAACCTGGGTGATGAGTTCGTTCATGTCTGTCTCCTGCCTCCTGTGAGGTCATGCTCAAGGTACAGTGATTTGATCACCCGTCAAGCACGATCGGCTGGCTTGTCATTTCTCCAAACACACGTAAGTTCGGGCCAAGGAGGACCGGCTTTGGACGAAGAACGAGTCAAACACCTGCTGATCAAACGCATTGAGCGCGTGAAAGACATTCCGACCTACGCCAGAAAGATCGGCGTGAACGAAACAAATATCCGGCGTTTTTTGTATGGAGAGAGACCCCCTTCACAGAACATTCTGCAAGCAATGGGTCTGGAGAAGGTGGTATTTTATCGGTACCGCAAGAAAGTAGCCAAGCCCAAACAGGGTCGGTTCGGCACGATTTACGGGGAAGCAGATGAGTGAAGAAGTCATTGTCCTGTTCACCATCCCAGGCGAACCTCGAGGGAAGGGCCGACCCCGTGCATCAACCCGGCATGGGTTCATCAGGATGCACACCGACCCCAAGACCGTGGCGTATGAGGGTCTGATCTCCTTGCAGGCGACCCTGGCGATGCGCGGAAGGCCAGCGATTGAGGGCCCCGTCGAGGTGCGGATCCGCGCGTACTATGCGATCCCCAAATCGACCTTGAAGAGCAATGCGCTCCTGATGCGCGAGGGGTTCATAGCCCCAGCAAACAAGAAGCCCGACATCGATAACGTGGCCAAGTCGGTGATGGATGGATGCAGCAAAGGCATTTGCTTCGCGGACGACACACAGGTCGTGACCCTGACGTGCACAAAGCGGTACTCCGACGAGCCGCGCGTCGAGGTCTCGATTACCAAATATTAACGATAAGCCCCGAGGGGTGGAGATGGACGCTGTCCAACAGGCTCGCGCGATCGGGATCCGGATACGGAGCGACCGTGCAACGGATCAATACACCACCTGTCCGAAGTGCTCTGAGGCGAGAAAGCACAAGCGGGCGCCGTGTCTCAGCGTGAAGTGCGAGACAGGCAAGGTGGTATTCAAGTGCCACCATTGCGGATGGCAGGGAGCATTCTGGGATGGAAATCTGGGAAACAATCGAGGCCCGCGGCTTGGACGTGGAGCGGCTAAGCCAGAAGTGGTCCGTTTCAAGCCTCGCTGGTGGTGAGGCGCTGCAGATCCCGTTTGTCCAGCAGGGCAAGACGGTAGGCACGAAGTTCCGCTTCTTCAACAATCGGGAGAGGAAGTGGCACGCGTCATGGGACAACGGACCTGTCGCGTATAATGCTGATTGCCTGCGCGACGACAAACTGATCGGCAGGCCCCTGATCATCACCGAGGGGGAGATCGACTGCGAATCCGTCCTTGAGGCTGGGTACCAACGGGTGATCTCAGTTCCTAACGGATGCGCTGGGGCCTCTACAGAGCGCTCTGAGGCCGAACTGGGAGAGGCCAAGGCCTATGATTGGTTGAGGGCCCTGGGGCCGCTCCTGACGCTCTCGAGGGTCTCTGAGATCATACTGGCGGTGGATGGAGATGATGCAGGCTCGAAGCTTCTGCAGGAGCTCGCGTCTCAGCTGGGCCGCGCTCGGTGCAAGTTCATTCAGTACCCAAAGACGAAGCGTCTGGAGCTCGAGAGAGAGCGCTGCAAGGATCTGAACGAGGTCCTGCAGGAGTATGGCGTCAAGGGCGTACAGAAGACGCTACAGGGCTCTCAGTGGGTTGCGATGAGGGGTGTTGCCCTGATGGGCGATCTGCCTCCTGTGGCGAACCCTGAGACGTTTGAGATCGGGTTCAATTTGTTAGGCGACAATTACCGGATGCGCTGCGGAGATCTCGCGGTCATCACCGGCACGCCGGGGTCGGGCAAGAGCACTTGGTTGAACGACGTGTGCTGCCGCGTTGCGGAAAAATACAAGGTCCGGGTGGCGTGGGCGTCGTTCGAGCAGCTGCCACAGCGCGATCACCGGAGGGCGCTGAGATCTTGGTATCTGAAAGCGCTCCCGCGCAACCAGACGCCCATGGAGATCAGCCAAGCCGACGAGTGGATTGACGATCGGCACGTCTTCATCATTCCGGACGAGGAGGTGGACGCAGATCTTGAGTGGCTGCTGGATTGCATGGAGGCTGCGGTGGTGCGCTACGAAGCGAAGATCATCTGTCTGGATCCCTGGAACGAGATCGTGCAGTCCAGGGGATCGCGCGAGACGGAGACCGACTACACATCCCGCGCTCTGCGCCAGCTCAAGCGCTTCGCCAAGCGCTTCCAGGTGCACGTCATTCTGGTTGCGCACCCGACGAAGATGCAGCGGATCAATGGTGAGTACCAGAAGCCCACGCTTTACGACATCGCGGGCTCAGCCAACTTCGCCAACAAGACCGACGTGGGCATCGTCGTGCACAAGGTCGATCAGGACACCTCGTTGGTCGAGGTGCTGAAGTCCCGGTACTGGGAAGAGATCGGCAGGCCTGGGGGCGTGCTGATGCAGTACTGCAACGACGATCGCCGGTTCCGAGAGTCGGAGCGGTCTGTCTAGTCCCGGCGGGTTTTGTTCCGAGCTCTCTGTGCGCTGAGGGCCTTGATCGTGTTTTTTGCGGCAGCCTTTTTGTCAACTTTCGCCGGAGGAACTTTGACCTCTTGTGGCGGCTTTTTACCCGTCATGATCGCGCGAAGGCGTTCAAGTTCCTTATCAATTTTGCCCACCGTTTCGGCGGAACGCTTTTCAATTTGGGCAACAAGGCCGGGATCCTTTGGTTCCGGCGTATCCATAAATTTTGTGAAATCCTTTGTAATATCTCCACCACTTCTCCGCATGGCGGTTTTTAAGTTTTCATAGACGGCACCGACGCTGTCGCTTTCTTTGATCCAATCGTTGTTGCTGGGATACTCTTTCGGGAACATTTTGGAAAATTTCTCTTTTGACCTTTTTTGATCAAGAGCTGCTTCCAAGAATTTTTTGCCACCTTTTGACCCGCCCATAAAGTTCATGGCGTAGATGTTTGGCAACGTGAGTGGCTTCTTCAAATTTTTAACCGTTTGCATTTCTTCCTTGATCATTGGCTCCATCATTCCAGCCTGATCAGCCATGACATTAGCAAGCTCTTTTGGGTCGGAAGGACGGCGAACATTACGGATTACATCCATCAACCGCTTTTGATCGGCAATTTCTTGTGGCGGCTTCGGTATTTTTTTACCTTTTTTATCCAGATCATATGGCCTCTCAATATCTACGAGGCCGTACTTCTTGAGTAGATCAAGTGCACGCGGGTCAATTTTTTGAATGCGCTGTTCCAGATCGGCCCTTCCAGGAAAGTCAGTGTGTTTTGCATATGAGTTATGCAAATTTCCCTCGAATGTTCCGTCTTCAATACCGCCAGGGCCCATTGCGGATGATTTCGTGTTGGCACCCGGTCCTTCATGTTTTACTAACGGAGCAATAATTCCCTTGGAAATAATATCCTTATTGGCTCTGTTTTTCGTTTCCCACGCCGCTCTCTCAGCCGCTTGTTTGTCATTGGCGGCTTTGATTGCATTCTGTTCGTTAATGATTTCTTGCGCGCGTTGAGCGCTCAAGGCCTCAAGATCAATACCGGCGCGCTGGCGTTCGAAATCCTCAGGCTTGGCATACTC